TCAAATATATTTTTAAATTTTTCTGTCTTCATTATCATTTCTACTTAATTTGTAAAGGGGAACCTCTCGATTCCCCTCCACTAAAACTAAAACGGTGTTGCCGCTCCAGTTGCCTTCTCTTCCACATCTGCTTTTGTTTGCACGTTGCCTTTAGAAGCACTCGAATTAAAATCTTTAGCGTCTAGGTATAAAGATTTATCCGCTTGCCCCATGATTCTGTCCATCGTTACAACCCAACCATACCAAGAACCTTTGTCG